ATCCAGCAATTTTTATTAGCTAAATATAAAATATTATCTTGGGTTCTTTCTCCGGTTTGAGAAATATTAAGAGCTCTTGTAGTTAATTGTTCACTAACGTATTGCTTAAAAGGTACTCCTATAATATTTGTGTGTTTATCACCAAATTCTCTAACCTCTGCCATAACTAATTATTTTGATTTATTCTTGTATATGCATTTATTGCAGTTTGAATATTAAAAGGTATTCTTAACTGGATACCTGGTTCAGGTATTAAACTATCTCCTGATATATTATTTGCTGCTGCTATTACCCAGTATAAGTTAGAATCTCCGTAAAAATCATTAGCTAATAAATCTAATCTATCTGTTATAGTTGAAATAACATAATAATCGTTGGGATCAATAGGTATCTCAGGATAAACATTATTTTTATAATATCTAATACCTGTATTATTTTTTAAAATTTGTATATATTGATATCTACTAGGCATAATTTATGTTCTTGGTATTCTTAATCTAGTTCCAAACCCAGTTGCTTGAGTATTTCTATTTAATATGTCTACATTACCATTTCTATTTAATATATCAACATTAGCATTTCGAACTGGAACTGGTTGAATATTTAAAGTTGTATTAATACTTCCTGTATTAAAAGTAGGTGCTAAATTTAACTCAGCTGCCACTCTAGATGCTAGGAAAGCATCATATTTATATCTTTCACTATTTATTAATCCTGTTATTTGATCTTTAGAAACAGATCTTCTTGGTAGGAAATCGTGTAAAGGAGTAAATTGACATTCTGCTTTTATTACATGAGGCAATTGTGTTCCTGATTCTAACTCCCAAGGGTAATCCTGTTCTATAGATAAATTAATACTATTTAAGAAACCTGGCTGTCTATAAAGATAATCACCTGCAGTCATTTTAACAACTGGAGTTCTCATAAAACTGTTAGGACCGTAATCTGGATATAGCTGAGATACAAAAGTATTTAATTTGTCATAAAGAGGTAATAATTCTGCTTTAGACTGTGCAGCTAAAATAAACCCAAAACTAATATCTCTTGTAAATCCACCATATACCTGAAATGTTTCACCTCTACCTACATAATTTATACCATTATAATTAGCTTGATGGTTATCGCTAAAATTAGTTAAAAATGCTCTAAACTGTATAAATATATTATCAGACTCATATTGTATTGCTTCAAATCCAAAATTTATTAAATCTTTGTTAACTCCTTCTTTTAAATTTTCCCAAGGATTATCACCTTTAGGAATATTTGTTAGTCTTTGTAACCCTATAGAATCCCCAGTTTTAGTATCTATGCCGTATCTAATAGTAATACTATCTCTTAAATAATCACTAGCTACTCCTGGAAATGTAGGATTAGTTTTAGTTCTAAAATCTTCTTGAATCTTTCCTTTTTCGGATACCTGATTATATAATGTTGTATAATTAAAAGTGTTAGGTATTTCAGTATTCTGTCTAGTGTCTTCGGTTCTTTGAATAGTTGTTATACCTATGCCTCCGGCAGAAGTTGGGCCTCCTTGGTATTCAAATAATAAATTACTTAAAGATGATATTCCTAATTCAAAAGAATATGCTAAATCAACATCAGGATCATCTACTATTTTAGTTCTAAATAAATTTAATAATCTATTTTTATTAGCAGATTTATTTTTAACTACATAAAAATATTTTGATTGAAATCCGTTAATAAGTTGATTACCTATTCTTTCATAATGCAATCCTGAACCCTGTACTGCAACCTGACTAAGTAAAGATCTTTGATTATAAACTCTAGTATATTCTGTTCCCCCTACACTTATATTACCTAATTGTTCTCCAAAAGGCTGTGATACTTCGCCAACCTCCATTTTAGGGTTAGCAAATTGAAGTCTTCTTTGTTTTTCTAGGAATAAGTTACCTTGAGTAGTTCTTAGAAATTTTTCTATTCTATTTACATCATACTTTCCGGTTTCAGGTAAAGGATTACCTAAAGCAGTTACATTATAAGATGATCCTCCTCTTAAAGGATAATCGTTTCCTGTTCTATTTAAATCGTAAAAATTTTTAGTTACAGAAGATGCGTTTTCAGGTAGTGGAAATTGTTCAAATGGCTGACCGCTGGCACCTCCTCCCTGTCTATCATTACCATAAGGTATAGATTTTTGAGTAAAGTTACCCTGTCCGCTATAATAGAAGAATTTAGGATCGTTATTTAAAAGTTCTAATAATGCCATCTCTTATAATTATCTTAACGGTCTAGGTCCTAGGTTACTTGCAGCGTAATTCATTGGTGCGTTCCTGGCAACAGCTGTTGCTATAGGAGCTCCGTCAATACTTATTATCTTACCTTGACGGGTTTCGTTTAATAATTGTTTTAATAGATCAACCATTTCATCAGTTCTTCCTAATTTAGTACCTCCGGCCATTGTAATAGTATCTTCACCCAATGGCTGAATAACGAAATCTTTTACAGCCTTGGGACTACCGCTAGTATCTCCTCCTAAACTTCTTATTTTATCACCAGCACTACTTCCTTCTAATCTTTCAATTAATGCCGGATCAATTTCTGTAAATAAATCAGCAATTTTAAGAATACCTAAAGCAGCACCTTGAACTGCATCAGCTATAAAAGCTGCCCCTTCTTTTAACATATTTACTAATCCTCTTACGTTTTCTGGATCTGATAATTTATGTATTAACCCGGTAATAAATTCTACAACTCCGGATTTAGTTAAGAAGTCCTGTAATGCACCTTTTACTTTATCAATTAACGCAGCCATTTTTTCTTGAGCTGATAATTGAGTTAAATTTTCATATGCTCCTTCTCCTAATAAAGCTACTAATTGTTCTTGAGTTTTTCCTTGTGCTTTTAACGCTTCTAGTTTTACTATTGCGTCTTTTGTATCTGTAGCACTAAGTTTAGATAACATTTGTTGATTTTTTAATACATCGGCTACTTCATTTCTTTCCATTCCAACAGCCTTAGCTATGGCATCTTGCTCTATTCTTGTAAGCTTTGTAAAATCCCCTACTTTTTCCATTTGTTTTGCTAGTTCTACTGCTACTCCTGCAGTATCTCCTTGTAGGGCCAACTGCTGAGCAGTTGATAGATTAATATCCTTACCTGTTATTAACTGAGCTTCTAATTGATTTTGTATTGCTGTTTCAAAATCTAATAAACCGCCTGCAATTTGATCGACTTTTTTAAGGTCCATTCCTAAAGACTTAGTAACTAATAAGGATTTTGTTAGTTTTTCAGGATACTTAGCAAATTGTAACCCTAATGCACCTCCTAATTTAGTAACTTCGCCTATAATTTGCTTATAATTAAACGATATTCCAGTTGCAGCTTTTAAACCTGCTACTTGACCTAATACACCTGTAACTATCTGTTTTTGATTTTGACCTGAAATAATAGATGTTTTAGCTAACTCACCCATTTCATCGGTGGTTAATCCCATCACTTTCTTTAATTCAACCTGAGTGGATAGCATTTCACCTGTTAATATATTATTAACACCTAGTTGCTGGGAAAGATCAGTTTGAACTTCCATCAAATTTTGAGTAGTAATTAATAAATTACCACTACTTGTTGCTATATTTGCAAATTGATTTGATATTTCAAATGATTGTTCTCTAGAATATCCTAAATTTCTACCAAATTTTACCGTTCTGTCTTCGATTTCTAAGATAAAATCCAATAAACCTTTCATTCCTCCTAATAATCCTCCAACAACTCCTCCTATTCCAGGAATCATCTTTATGAGATCTATACCAGTCGAAAATAAATCTTTACCTCCTCCTCCTGCTACTGCTCCAACTATTTTAGATGCCCCTCCTGCTAATCCAGTTATACCAGATTTAAGAGAATTAAATGTTCCTTTAAGTATAGTAAGTCTATTACCTAAGGTTTTAATACTATCTTGAGATACTTTATTAGCTTGCAGCTGGGCTAGATATATTTTTGATTCTATACCTAAGGCAGCTGTTTTACGCTGGATTAGCGTATCATTATCTTTTATAGCCTTTAAAGCTGCTTCTGTATTTTTTTGATTTCCTTCTTTAACAGTCTTGTAATAGTTTTTTTCTAATTCTGCTTTTTTATTTATTGCAGTAAAGGCTTCTGCTGCATATTTTTTAGACTTTTCAGATAAACTTTTTTCTAAATTATTTAATTGATTTTGCTGTTTTATTTGATCAAATTTAGATTTTACTAAATTTTTTGAAATATCTAATAATCCTAAATTTGTTTTATTAATTTCGTTATTTTTCTCTATTACCTTATTTAAAGTATTAATACTATTTTCCAGAATATCATTATAAGCAGTTTGGGTTTTTACCTGCTCATTAATAACTTCTAAAACTTTCTTACTACCTTGTCCTGTATTCTCAGCCATATACTAGTTTATATAATATAAATATCTATTTTCTAAGATTTTAGATTACTAGTATAAGTAGGCTTTGGAGGAAGGTTAGGTTTATTTACAGATTTACTATTAGTATTAGTTCCTCTTGCTTTTTCCATTTCTTCGTTTCTTTCCTCTATATGCTTATTAATCATACGAATATGATATCTCCTGTGAGGAACCGGTAGATCCCAAACATCAGATATAGGAAATCCTCCTTGGCCGTGATAAGCCAGGCTATGGACTTCCTCCATGAATGCCGATCTATAATCGGCTCCCGGGAAAAAAGAAGTCTAGCTCGAACGGAAGATTTATATCTTTAACCTCTGTACCGTCTGATAGAGTAAAGCTGACCTTAAGATCAAGATCTGGGGTAATTTCTGAAATATAATTACGGAAGGCATTTGCATCTATAGATAATAAGTAATTATCTACGAATTCTCTTACTGTTTTTTGTTCGTAATCACCGTTTACTGAAAGGATTTGGTATTTTAACCGAGTGGTTAATTCACCTCCTGTGCCTATTTTCTTTAAACCTTTTAATTCAGAATCTATTTTCTTGGAATCACCATGAGTTAATAGTTTAAAAGTTAAGGTATTTTTAGAATTAGGTAAAACGAATGAAAATTCGTTTTTATTTTCATATAAAGAGTAATCTACTTCTTTATTTTCAAATTTAGAAATATCAATAGTTATTCTTTCTTCTTGTTCGGTATTAGGATTTAAATATCCAAAAGTATAATCTTTACCGTAAGCTAGAATTCTTCCTGAGATTAGGATAGCATTTTTATCACATAATAGTAAATCTTCATAATTAATAGGTGATTTAATTAATGCCTGTAAAACTTTATCAATCGCTAAACCCTGCTTTAATAAATTGATATTAGTTAAAATATCTTCTTCTCTTGCAGTCATGTACTTCATTTCGATAGTACCGCTTGATAATGCATTGTCTTTAGGATATAATAATCCTTTTGAAGGTAATTGTACCGTTTCGGTAGGGAAACTAAATTTTGTGGTATTTTCTTGGCTCATAACGTAATAATATTAATATCTTTATATATAAATATCTAATATATAAAAATTTTTACAAAAAAACAACTTTAATTTTAATTAGATCTAAGAGGTTATTATCCTTAGTTACATAAATATATATAAAATAAAAAATCCCCTGAGAGATCAAGGGATTCTTATATAGATGTTAATTTTAGATTAGAAGTTCAATACGCAATAATCCATTGCTACTGTTAATGATATGGTTACATAAGCATCTTGTGACCAATCATAGTCACCAAATGTTGCATTTTGAACATATGCTCCTTTGATAATCCATTCACTAACGATATCTCCTACCGGACCTAATACGTTAAGGGTTAAATCTTTTTTGTAGAAATCTGAGTAACCGTTTCTACCTGTTACTGATTCGTGTCCTAAACGTACCCATGCCATAACTGCCTGTGCACCTGAAGGAGTGATAGGATCGTATAAGGCCATAGTAATAT